CTACTGACCGAACTCCTCAAGGAAGAGGATCCGGGTTGACATACGCAAAGAGATACTCATTGAGTTTAGCGTGTGGTATTGGACATCAGAAAGATGATGATGCAAATCTAGCAGAAGATAATGTTGCTGTTCAAAAAGAAAACAAAGCTTTATTAGAACGTCATCTAAGTAAGTTTGATGATGAGAAGATGGACTTTGATAACCTTGAAGACTTCAATGCCTATCTCAAAACAAATAAGCGAAGTGGAGAAAGAATAAAAGGTCTCGATATTGATGCTTATAATGACATGAAAGAAAGGATTGCAGCCAAAAGGAAAGAACTTCAGAGTAAAATATCTGAAGATAAAGATAACCCACAACAGGAAGCATAGGAGAATTACATATGCCAACATACGACAACACTAACTCTGGTGTACTATGGAAGAACAGCAGAAAAGAAAAACCAACTCAACCTGATTTTCAAGGAACGATAGAACTAGGTCATGATATCTTGCAAGATCTAAGTCAGAAGTTTAAAGACAAAGAAAAGACTGAGATCAGAGTTTCTGCCTGGACAAAACAAAAGAAAGATGGCGAAGACTTTTATAGTTTGAGTATTCAAAAACATATTCCTAAAGAGAAATATCAAAGAGGGAATAACGCACAACAGGAATCATCATTAAACGATGACGAGATTCCATTTTAGGAGGCTATAATGGCTGGTACAAATAGAGTCCGTAAGATTGGAAAAGAAACCAGAACATTTTCTATTCAAATAGAAACAGAGATTATTGAAAAACTCCGTGAGATTGGAGATTTAAAAGGACATAGTCTTGGTTATATGTTTAGAAAGGCCGCTGATGATATCATTAGTGATAAAACTTTTGAAAATATTAAAAAAGTTTTTACTGATGAGATTAAAAAGTCTCCTTTGATTATAGGGGAAAGCCTTCCTGATGGACAGAAATACTCTGAGTATGTAGCTGACCGCATTGTTCAGTCAGTTGATAAGAAACTTAATAAGTAAACATGGAGAGGGGGGGGACCCCCTTTTTATTAGGAGAAGTAAATGGAAAATAAAGATACAGTAGGTTTAAAAGTATATGACCCTGGGTATATGGTTGAACTTTTACAACAAGATTTTGATAGCAAAATATTTTTAAGAGAATATTTTCAAAATAGTCTTGAAGCAATACAAAATACACCTAGTGGAAAAGGAAAAATTATAATTGATTGGGATACAGCAGAGCTTGAAAAAAGTTTTTTTGAGAAAAACAACCCTGTTTACAAAATTAGAATTACAGACAATGGAGTTGGAATGGATGAAGAAGCTCTGAACAAAATGTCTGATCTTTTTACAAAAAAAACCACTAACGATTATCAAAACTATGGCATCGGTGCAAAAATTAGCGGATTAAAAAGAAGCCCTATAGGAATTGTGTATACATCATGGGTTGATAATGTTGGGAGGTCTTTGATTTTGCATGTGAATGAAGGTAAACCTGGTATTCAAACACAGATAGATGATGAAGATAATCCACAAACTGTACTCAATGGATATAAAAAAAATAACATACCTAAAGGAAGCAGAGGTAAATGTTTAATTCAAGATCATGGAACATCTGTTACTTTGCATGGAAAACACGCAGAAGATAACACTTTTGACAATCCAAATCCTCACGAAAAAATAAATGTTAATTGGATTCCAAAGTATTTAAACAGTCGTTACTACGTAATATCTCAAGAAGCATATTTCTGTTCATCAAGAAGAAAGGAAAAAAATTCTATTATGATGCGTGACAGAATACTAGGGCAAAAATATTTTTTAGACATAAACAAAAAGAGTAGCGGAACTTTAAACTTGAAGTTTGAAGATAAGCAATATGATGCAAAAGTACACTGGTGGATTTTACAACAAAATAAAAAACAAGCTGGACACTATCCCGAAACAGGCGGTACATCAATTTTATTTGAAAATGAATTGTATTATATTTTAAATAGCAAAAACACAAACCGTATGGAAATGTTTGGAGTTATTGAGGATTATTCACATATTCATATTATAGTAGAGCCAGAATCTTACACAGGATTTAAAGCTCATATGTCTCGATGTGAACTTAGAAGAACACTATCTAAAGATGAACAAAAATTAATGCCTTGGGAAATCTGGGGTAAAGAGTTTGAAAAGAATATGCCTATTGAATTACATAATCATATTCAAGAAAAAATAAACAAGCGAATAAAAAACACAAGCTCTTGTGTTAGTGCAGCGATACAAAATTTTGAAAAAAGAATGAAAGACCTTGAGGCAAACATAGATGCTATCTTACATTCTAAGGGTAAAGAAACAGACAATGTTTCAGAAGGTGATAATGTAACGCATGGTAATTATCATGGCGAAAGCGAGAACCCAAGACCAAACCCTCCGAAGCCAGATCCAGTCCCACCTAATCCTTCAAACAACCTTCTTGTTAAACCCGGAGCTGAAAGAAAGAAGACATTACCTTTTAAAAATAAAACTATAAAATTTGTATGGATTGAGAACAAAGAAGAATGGCTGGATGGAAAGATTGCTGATTACTCTGAAAAAGCTAACTTAATAAGAGGAAATAAATGTTATCACATATTTGAAGAAAACTTAAAGTTGGTATTGGAAAATGGTAGTTTTAAAAAAATTACCACTAGCCAATCTGTTTTAAGAAAAGCTTATTATGATACAATTGAATATAAAATGGTTGTAGCTATGCAGTATGCTAAAAAATTTAAAAGAGAGCTAGGAATAGAGAACTTTAAAAATGTATACTCAAATGAAGCATTGTTACTAACAACTACACCAGACGATGCTTTTATAAAACTAATGATAAACTTCTGCCAACAAGGAAAGAAGAATCAAGAAAATGAAAACAAAGAAGCTGCGTAGGGTAATAAAAGAGGGGGAGTAATCCCCCTTTTTTAAATAAGATAACCTATAATTAAACCAACAACCCCACCTATGCCAAGCAATGCAATGGAAGCATACCTAAACTTTTCCCAAACAAAGGTTAAGTTCCCTTGCTTTTCACGCAGAAACTTCTCAACATTATCTATAGCTTCCATAGCTGACTCATCAAAGTCAGTCTTGTCTAAAACATATTCTTGAAGGATGCTCTTATCTTCTAAGACAACACCCTCAATAATCTTCTCTTTCTTTTTTCTAGCCACATTTAACTCCTATTTTCTAAAAAACTTAGCGGCACTTCTTACACCATAGCTTGCTGCCACTATAACTCCCAAGCTTGCAGTGTACCAGGTTGGTGCCTTATCTAATGCCGCAAACCCATCCATTACAATCTGTACGCCAGTAGGACCTGTAAAGCTAAGTATTAAGGGTATAGACCAAAGAGCGAGGATCCATTCATCTTTCCAAGAATCTTTCGAGGCTTCAGCCATTGTCTGATCCCAGTCAATCTCACCTGTTGCCATCTTAGTTTTACGTTTCTCAACAGCAACCTTAAGCTCACCTTTAGCTTTAGTTTCTTCAACTTTATTATTCATCCATGCTGTAGCGACACCACCAACAGCATTAATTATTCCACTGAATATCATACCCAAGGCTCCCTTTTACCACCGTCATACCAACGAGCATGACCTTCTTCGACTAGTTTCTGACAAACACTGACACCGTCTTGTGTAAGAGGAGTGCCGAGGATCCGACCAAACTTACCTCTCTCATCCTTCTCTGTCTTCATAAGAAACTTTGTCCTGACCAAAGCAGATAACCGTGCTTTAGCCAGAAGACCTAGTTTCTTTTCTTCTGTATTACGAGTCCGAGACTCTGGTGTATTTATATTATGTAGCCTTACCCTTTGGTCTCTAAGCCACACACCAAAACCAAGATCTAAATCAGCGACTAAAGTATCCCCGTCTATTATTCTGACAAGTGTACAATTATATATAAATGGTTGCATTGATTTCATCCTACTGTGGAACCATGCCAGAAACAGAACGAGCAAACTCTTGGATACCAGCGACAATATGAAGCCTGTTTCCTGTGGCAGCAGTTGCTTTTAATATCTCTGCTGGCTGAAGAACAAGATCTCTTGTTAATAACTCAACAGTCCCATTTGCACCAACGGCTGCAACCTTAAATAAACTAAATACATCTGATCCATTTGTCAGTGTTAGAGTAATAGTATCTGCATTACCTGTATCCTCTGATACAAGAATAGAGTTTACGATTACAAAATCTACAGTAGATGGGGCTGTGTAAAGAACCGTTACACCTGTCCCAGTTAAGTCTAATTTAGCATTAGTAACTCTCTGTATATACTGAGGATAACTATCTATAAACATCAACCAAACCTATGCTTCTGTGATTTAGGTGGGGATTTCTTACTGCCACTTTTCCCTGCCCAAAATACTTTGTTTGCCCAGTATGCTGCACTTGTCTTACCCTTCTTAATGTTCTTACCGTGCCGTGCTTTAAAAGACTTCCGGGCTTCGGGACTGTAGTTATGCCCCATACCCTGCGCTCCAAACCTAATAACCTTTATCTTACCATCAGGTTTACGAACAGCAACAACTGCTTTTTTAGTTTTATGTCCAGGGGTTCTCTTAGGTTTATTTAAACCCGTCAATCCCACACGCTTTAATCTACTCTTTTCTGAATCAGATAGACTCATTCGTTACTTCCTATTTGATAAAGCAAAGTATCCACCAACACACCCACTCATAGCAAGATACTGTGTCATAATAATAGACTCTGCTTCAGCCATTCTCTCAGGTTGAAACAAAGTCATAATAGTTGTCAGCCCCATTAGAGTAATTAAGAACCAACACATATAACGTCTGTTTGATTGATGCTTCTTTGTATCAAACTCAGGATCTTTATTCATTAATTCTTACTCACTGGTGTTCTGCCATCTTCATATGCCTCATTAATGTGAGGAGTGTCAGGATTGTCAGGAATAAAACGACCTTTATTATCTCTGGATCTTTCACCCGTAGGTTCACCAAACAAAAAAGTTCTTACATTTTCTAACCAGCTCATGTTCTTCTTCCTTTTTTAAAAAAAATTAAGTTTTTTATTTGTTTTTGTATAAGATCTTGTTGTTCTTTTATTTCTAATTCCTGTTTTTTTATATTTTCTATCTGCTTTTCTATTGAATCCTTAACAATGTCATACGGTTTTGTCATACTCAAAGAGTGTTGGCATAAGCTTCTAAAGAGTCAGCTATACGACCTGCTGACGCAGCATATATACCTCCTGCATTAGCCCTCTCACGTTGTCTTTTTGCTTCCTTTTCTATATCTGTTAGATTCTTACTCAAGTAAGACCGTGTTAAAGCATTTTCAAACTCCATAAACCGAGGGCTGTTAACAAAATCTTCCTCTGTTCTTGTGCCGTCTTTCGTAAAGTCCTCCATCTCCTGAGTATATCTTGCTGTTAACCCTTCGTTATCAGCTCCATATAATTGGAGATTAGCAGGGTCA